AGCCATGCTGAATATGTTGCGTAGTACCCGAAGGCGGAACGTAGATAACTTTGTAGTCCATAATTGTTTAATAAAATGCTTGAATTCATAATCGGTATGTTCATTAATAAATATCTTATTTTTCTAAAATTCTTTCTGCTTTTTTGCATAAATTTTCATCTGTTCTAAAATCGCAATACTTACAGTGTTTATTATTCTTTCCAGCTACTGCAGGAAAATTTCCTTCAGTATTATACGTCCCATCTTCCTTGAAACAATTTGCAACAAATGCTTCGATACTTCTATCTAATTTATTCCTAGTTGGCTTACCTGATGCAGGTACAAATGTTTGGATCCTTTTCATTGGCCATTCTGTATCATGGGCTATTTTTCTCCTAACAATAAAATACTCCAAATCAATCTTCTCTACATCTATATTATATTGTTTTGCAAAATATGTTTTATATAAAACCATTTGTGATGTTTTATTTTTATCTGCCTTCTGCCATTTATTCCATCCTCTAGTAGATGTCTTAATATCATATATCTTATATCTATCAGTTCTTTCATCATACATGACAATATCAATGAATCCCTTCATTATAACATTTTCATTACATTCCATAGGCATTTTAATCGGCATTTCAATTCCGATTAATTTTGTTCCCCTTTTACTAAAATAAGCACCTCTTTTTTTTACAAAATACTCTAGGATATCTATACCATCATATAAAAATTCAACCATATCACTTTGTGTGGTGAATTGTTTACCGCCTGTGATAGCCATATTCTTTCTGTATTCCTTAGCCATGAAATCTTTTAATAGCTTAGGCAAATCCAATTCATCTGCAGCCTTAGCTGAATCCTCATACATTATACCTAGGTATGATTGTAGTGTCTCATGAAATGCAGTTCCAAAGGTTGTGTGTATGTTAGGGGTAAATTCCTTATTACCATCCATGTAATTTATCTTCCAACGTTTTGGACATTGGTCATACATAGAATATTGAGAATAAGAAATATTTCTTTTTCCTTTTACACCTGTTAGATCGTATATTGATTTTAACGCCATTTACCGTTGCTTACTATTTGTGCTATTATACCATAAATCGATAAATCCTGAAATGTATCTTTTATCGATTCTGATTTTACATTTGCTTTTTTATTTAATAAAACTAATTGCTTTAGTCTATTAATTTTATCATTTATTCTAAACCATAATCCTGTCATTGCAACATGAACTTCTTCTTCAGTATCTAAGTTGGATCCAACAGAGATATTTCCTTTACCATAATCTAACATCTTACCTGCAAATAATTCATACTGTTCCATTGAAACTCTTTCATATGCCTTAGCAATTTCAGGATATACTTTCTTTAATTTATCTCTATTATTTGTCATCTTTTAACCTTTATTATCTTTTTTATATCTTTATCAGTATGCCCATACTTCTTTAAGATGTTCTTTAATTCTAATATACGTAAATTATCTGAGAAAAACAAATCTAAATACCCTTTTGTTTCAGATTTTGATATTTCAAAATGAGAACTAATAATGCTAACTAATTCAGGAGTATATTTTGTGCTTTTAGGAGCTTTAATATATCTCGTATATAATTTTTGTTTTGGAAATACATCTGAATATAATTTATAATGTATTTTTTTAGGTAAACTATAATGTTTTTGAATTATATTTACAATATCAATAGCTGCTGGATTCATACTGATCCATCTATTGATCATGTAAGGTGTATACGATTTCCAATCTGATTCCGTATAAGTATCAGGATCAGTCTTCTTATGTGTTAAATTACCTAAATGTTCAAATATTGTTTTACTCATTGTCTGATGCGCCAGAACCTGCCCTATCACCTTGTTTAGGGATAAATTCATCATTAACATGACCGCATTCTGAACATTCAAATACCTGTAATGGAATCAATGATGCCTTTCCTGTTGGTGAATATACTGCAGATAATTTTTTAAACATTACTACTTGTCTAAATGTTGGATTTCCACATTTATCACAACAAATATCTTCACACTGATCTAAATTAACATTCATTTTCATGTTATTTTGTGTTGGTTGATTTGTCATTATATTTCTCCTATTAATTTACTAAACATTGCCATAACATTTATTTCTTTATCTACTACAAATGCATCCTGATATTGAGCATCTGATATTATCAATATTGTTTTGGCAACACTATTTGGTGCATAATCATCTATATTATCATACAAAAATCTATACAGATCCTCAAATGATTTTACCTGACTCTTTGCTACTATATTTCGTATTGTATTAAAGCTTTTATTGCCTTTTAATTCTTCCAGAATCTTAACCATATAATTAGATTCTAACATTGAATGTTTATCAATAACAATTTTACCATCAACTACCTGTCTTTGCAAAGCATTAATGCTTCTACGAATATCGGGATATGTTGAATTTACAATTTGAACTAAGGCATCTGTATTAAGTTCTATATTTTCCTTAGAACATATGTTGCCCAATCTAACAGCAACCTCTTTTCTTGAGGGTGGTGTAATACCGAATACTTGACATCTGGATTGTATCGGATCGATAATCTTTTCAACATAATTGCATGTTAAAATAAATCTGGTTGATTTAGAAAAAGTCTCCATTAAATTTCTTAATGCTGCTTGAGCATTTGGTGTCAAATAATCTGATTCATCTAATATAATAACCTTATATTTTCTGAATCCAACAGAACTCGCAAAATCTCTAATCTTAGTTCTAACTGTTTCTACATTATTTTCATCTGATGCATTAATATAAAGATAATCACAATCTATGTTGTTTGTAACAATTTTAGCTAAAGTAGTTTTTCCAGTTCCTGCCTTACCATAAAGTAGTAAATGGGGAACATCGCCATTTTTCAAATAGATTTCTATTTTACTTTTTAACGTATCATTCCCCACATAACCCTCTAAAGTATCAGGTCTGTATTTTTCTACCCATAAAGTATTATCTTTATTCATATTACATCATTGGATAATTAGGTGTTGATTCTTCTTTATCGTCTTTTATACTTGTAATCACACACTCTGTTGTTAATAATGTTCCTGCTACCGATGCTGCTTTTTGCAGTGCAGTTTTAGTAACCTTTGTTGGATCAATAATACCGGCCTTGAACATGTCTACTACCACTTCACTTCTTGCATCATAACCACCTGTTCCATTATATTCTGATGCATCGATTTTATTCCAAATCACATCTGAATTTAATCCGGCGTTTTCCATAATCATGTTAAATGGTTTTTCACATGCTCTAGATATAATCATTGCACCATCATTTTGATCGGCATTATCATAGCAACCAAATTCTATTCCTGCAGCTGCTCTTTTTAATGCTACTCCACCTCCTGGAATAATACCTTCATCTAGTGCTGCTCTTGTTGCATTTAATGCATCTTCAACCCTATCCTTCTTTTCTTTTAATTCTAATTCTGTTTCTGCGCCTACTTTTAATATCGCTACACCACCAGATAATTTTGCCAATCTTTCCTGTGCTTTTTCTATATCATAATTAGACGTTGAATTATCAATTAACGTTTTAATTTCTTCACATCTTGATTGTATATCTTCTACAGATCCATCTCCATCAATGATAGTGGTATATTTATTAGTTACAGTTATCATCTTACAAGTTCCAAAATTATCTGCAGTAACTTTATCTAACTTAAGTCCTTTAGATGGACTAATTAAAGTTCCTCCTGTTAATGCTGCTATATCTTCTAAATATTGAGTTCTTCTATCACCAAATTCGGGAGCTTTAACAGCTGCTACATTTAAAGTTCCTCTTGCTTTATTTACAATAAGTCCTGCTAGTGCTTCACCTTCAATATCCTCTGCAATAATAAACAAAGGTTTATTAGCCGCTATAGCTTGTTCTAATACTTTTACTAAATCTTTCAAAGAAGATATTTTTTTATCATATAATAAAATCCAAGGATTTTCTAACTGAACTTTTAATTCTTGTTGGTTAGTAATAAAATATGGAGATAAATAACCTCTTTCAAATTGCATTCCTTCAACTACTTCCAATTCATCTTCGGCTGTGTTATTTTCTTCAACCGTCACTACACCTTCTCTACCAACTTTATCCATTGCTTCAGAAATTAAATTACCTATATTTTCATCATTATTAGCACTAATTTTACCAACCTGTTGGATTTCACCTGAAGATTTTACTTCATTACTCATTTTATCTAAATCAGCTGTAACTTCCTTTACTGCTTTATCAATACCTCTTTTTATCTCGACAGCATTTCCACCACTAGATAATGTTTTTAATCCCTCAGCAAAGATTGCTTGTGCCAAAACAGTTGCTGTAGTAGTTCCATCACCAGCAACATCGTTTACTTGATTTGCAACTTCCTTTACCATTTGCGCCCCTGAATTTTCAACCGGGTCTTCTAGGTCAATTTCTTTTGCAACAGAAACACCATCTTTTGTAGATACATGTTCATGTTCTTTTTCAATCACCACAGTTCTTCCTGCGGGTCCCAGTGTTG